TCTTTCTGCGGACAATTCTGCATATTCGGGTTTCTTGACGCAAATCTGCCTGTCTCTGTCCCCAATGGCATAAGGTCCGGATGAATCCTGCCGGTATCCTCATCGGCGCTTATTACTTTGTCGGAAAGGACTGCGTGACTGCTGCCGCCGGAAAAGCAGATGCCGAGCGCTTCCTGCAAATCCTGAAGGGCAAGCAGCTGGAATACCCGGTCTACATGGATAACGAAGCGCAGCCTGCCTCTGCCAAGGCCGGAATCACTGAGGCCACCATTGCTTTCTGTGAAACTATGGAAGATGCCGGATACTTCGTCGGGATCTATGGCTCCGCTGTTTCCGGCTTCAAAGAACGCATGGATGACACGAAACTCACGCCCTACGCTCACTGGGTAGCTCAGTACACCAGCAAATGTTCTTATAAGGGCGACTACGGCATCTGGCAGTATTCTTCCAAGGGCTCTGTTGACGGCATCAGTGGTAATGTGGATATGGACTACGCCTATGTGGATTATCCTGCCATTATCCAGAACGGCGGCTTCAACGGCTTTACAAAGTCTGCGTCCGATGACAGCAAGCCTGCCACTCCTGCTCCGGTCACTCCGGCAAAGACCGTAGATGAGCTGGCACAAGAGGTGCTGGACGGCAAATGGGGAAACGGAACCGACCGCAAAGAACGCCTCACCGCTGCCGGGTATGATTATTCTGCCGTGCAGGCAAAGGTCAATGCTCTGGTGAAAAAGCAGGAATCTACTCCTGTCTACTACACCGTAAAAAGCGGTGATACCCTCTCCGGAATTGCTAAGAAATACAGCACCACGGTTTCGGCGATCCAGAAGCTCAACCCGACGCTCATAAAAAACGTCAACCTCATTCTGACCGGCTGGAAGATCAGAGTGAAATAACTGAATATCCAATCTGCTACGCCTGCGAGTGTTCTTCGGAATGCCCGCAGGCTTTTTTTATTTTCCTCCGCTCAAAAAGACAGTTCATCTCCAGTGGAAACTGGAGGTGAATATGTTATGACAGACGAAATCACAAATGTTCAATCTGGATATTTCACACAAGAGCGGATTCAGGGCGATCTGGACTACCGCAGAGCGCAGACAATCGCAAAGAAGATGCTCGATGACGGCCTCATTTCTGTGGCTGAATTCAACAAATTAACCGCCATCAATCGGGAAACTTTCTCTCCCTTGTTCGCGGAAATAATGCCGAAAATCCCTTGATATGTAGTCGCTTTAGAGTGATGTATAGACGTACGGAAAGGAGGGACTTCCCTTGAAAAAAGTCACGAAAATCGCGGAAACAGCGAGCTCGAAAGTTAAACTCAAGAAGATCAGGGTAGCCGCCTACTGCCGCGTCTCTACGGATTCCGATGCCCAGCTTGAAAGCCTTGAGGCACAGAAAACCCACTACGAAAATTACATTACATCCCGTGATGACTGGGAGTTCGCTGGACTCTATTACGACGAAGGCATTACTGGCACCAAGAAGGACAAGCGCCCGGAGCTCTTACGGCTCATTGACGACTGCAAGGCCGGTAAAGTGGACTTTGTTATCACAAAATCCATCAGCCGCTTCAGCCGGAACACAACGGACTGTTTGGAACTGGTCAGGAAGCTCCAAGCCCTGCACATTCCCATCTATTTCGAGAAAGAAAATATCAACACCGGCTCAATGGAAAGCGAGCTTTTTCTGGCGATCCTCTCCAGCATGGCCGAAGGCGAGTCTGTATCCATATCAGAAAACAACAAGTGGTCAATCCAGAAACGCTTCGAGAGCGGCACCTATAAAGTCAGCTACCCACCCTACGGCTACGATTGGGATGGAGAGCAGATGGTAATTAATCCGGAGCAGGCGGCTGTGGTAAAAGAAATCTTCGCAGCACTGCTCTCCGGCAAAGGCACCCACGCCATCGCGGACGACCTGAACCGACGTGGCATTCCTACCAAGCGAAACGGACGCTGGACGGCTACAACCATTCGCGGGATGCTTTCCAATGAGAAGTACGTCGGCGACTGCCTTTTCCAGAAAACATACTCGGATTCACGCTTTGTCCGACACAACAACCACGGCGAGCAGACACAGTACATGGTCAAGGATCATCACGAGGCAATCATCAGCCGGGAAGACTTTGAAGCCGCACACGCTTTTATTCACCAGCGGGCAACGGAAAAAGGCGTCGTCAAAGGAAGCGACAAATACCAGAATCGCTATACCTTCTCCGGGAAGATCATCTGCGGCGAGTGCGGCGATACCTTTAAGCGCCGGATACACAGCTGCACCGGATACAAATACGCTGCGTGGTGCTGCAATACCCATATCAAGGATAAGGATAAATGCCACATGCTTTTTGTAAAAGACGATGATCTGAAGCAGGCTTTCATCACCATGATGAACAAGCTGGTCTACGCACACCGGATCATCCTAAAGCCATATGTGGACGCATTGAAAAATACATCGTCTGATGACTCGCTTCGGCGCATTCAGGAAATACAAACCCTGTTGGCGCAGAACACAGAAAAGCGCGAGACTCTGACAAAGCTCATGACACAGGGCATCATTGATCCGATCCTTTTTAACAAGGAAACAAACGAGCTGCTTTCGCAGGCGGACAGTTGTCGGGATGAGATCAACGCCTTAAAAAACGCTGTTTCCGGAGATGTAACAAAGGTCACCGCAGCCACAGCGCTTCTGCACTTTACAGAAAAAGGCGGGATACTTCAGGACTTCGATGATGACCTGTTTAAAGAATATGTGAACCGCATCATTGTGCGCTCCAGAAATGAAGTGTGCTTTGAACTGAAATGCGGTCTTACACTTCGGGAAAGGATGTGAAAACATGGGACATACACCCTACGGCTACAGCATTGAAAACGGCTGCGCCACGATTAACGAGAATGAAGCCAATAAAATACGAAAGCTCTACGAGAATTACATCTCCGGGATGGCACTGGCTAAGGCCGCTGCCGCTGCTGGCATTGAAACCTACCACGGCACGGCAAAGCGCCTGATGGAAAACAGGCACTACCTCGGAGACGATTTTTACCCGGCTATCATCGATCAGGAGACCTTTGATGAAGCTGCTGCCATCCGTCTGGAACGCGCCGGGAAACTTGGCAGGCTGAACAGGAAAAAGAGTGTAAAACCCGCAGCGTCTCCTACCGGCTTTCGCATGGCTGCGGCAGAGCGACACTATGAAGATCCGAGGCTGCAGGCAGAATACCTCTACAGCCTCATTGAAAGCGAGGTAAGCTAATGGGAAATGTAATGGTGATTCCGGCCAGACGGCAGGTCGGAAATACAGTAAAGCAATCAGCGCAGAAAAAACTCCGTGTTGCAGCCTACTGCCGCGTCAGCACGGATTCCGAAGAACAGGAAACAAGCTACGAGGCTCAGGTCACGCACTACACCGAGTACATTCAAAAGAATCCGGAATGGGAGCTGGCGGGCATATTTGCAGACGACGGTATCTCCGGCACCAACACAAAAAAGCGTGATGAATTCAATCGAATGATCGACGAGTGCATGGCTGGTAACATCGACATGGTCATCACAAAGTCCATCAGCCGATTTGCTCGAAACACTCTCGACTGCCTGCAATACATCCGGCAGCTGAAGGATAAGAACATACCTGTTTATTTTGAGAAGGAAGCCATTAACACGCTGGACGCTAAGGGCGAGGTGCTGATCACGATTATGGCGAGCCTTGCCCAGCAAGAAAGCCAGTCAATGAGCCAGAATATCAAACTGGGACTGCAATACCGCTACCAGCAAGGTAAGGTGCAGGTCAACCACAATCGATTCCTCGGATACACCAAGGATGAAAACGGGCACCTGATCATTGATCCGGAGCAGGCAGAAATCGTAAAGCGAATCTACCGGGAATACCTCGAAGGTTCCAGCATGGATAAGATCGCCGACGGGCTTATGGCTGACGGCATTCTCACCGGCGCTGGCAAGACAAAATGGCACACCAGCACTATCAACAAGATTCTCCGCAACGAGAAATACATGGGTGACGCGCTGCTTCAAAAGACCTACACCACAGAC